CAATTAGGTAACCAAGCAACAGGAAAAAGAGTTACATCTCAAAACGTTTCTTTATTAAACATTTATAATGAAAGAAGTTATCAGGCAAATGTGGTTGCACTCGGAAACGCATTAATACAACCTATGATGTATTTTTGTTTGAATCACGTACCTATGTTTAACGGGTCTTATTTGATAACGGAGGTAAACCATACAATATCACCAGGTGTTTTCCAAACATCGTTTGTTGGAACAAGACAAAGAATTTTCGCCGCACCTAGAATCAATAATTATTTAATTAGTCTCAATCAAAATTTATTACAAAAATTAGAGGACAAATTAAAAATTACTCAGACAGCCCCAACGACCGCAGCAACAAATGAAACAAGTAAAAAATCGAACGCGGCACCAAATTCTTGTGCGGCTAGTTTAAATCCAAAATATGAAAAAGGATTTGAGGCTATAACTGCGACCGAAACTAAAACAACTACTTTGGATTTGTTTACTAACATCTATAACAATAGACCACAAAGTAGACCTGATAACCAACAAAAGATATTATCGTTTTCTGTTTTCGCCTTTGCATATGTTATGTCATATGAAAATAGTATGATTCAGGGTTATAATAACAACTATGGTAATATAGATTTAAATTCGAAATTTTGGGGTACAACCGGTACAAATAATTTCTTGAAAACATATTGTTGTGTTAATATTGGTACTGACAGAGGTTCAAGCCCTAAACCATATGCTAACTTTGCATCAATATCTAAATTTAGCCAAGTTATGTTCGATACATTGTCTGAAAATTTTGTTCAAATTAAAGAATTTTATCCTGGTACAATATTACCGACAGCAGATGCGTTGTATAATTATTTCAAAGCAGCTTGGCCGAAAAATAGAAGTACAAAAGAACAGGCTGATTTTGAAAAGAACCAAGGTAAAGAAGTGAGGGCAAAATTTGATAAGGCGGTTTTAGAAATTAGGGCGTTAGCGCCTCAGTTGAATATTGATCTTGCGGTTAGTACACCATCACCTTCATCATCTCAAAATGTACCTAATGTTACGCCAACACCTACACCATCACCAGCTGCGGTAAATCAAGCTCAAACTCCTAATGCTGATGATAGAACAATATTAAGTAATGCTGGAAAAACAGGATCGATAGCGTATACATTAAACGCCTCAACATTATCAAACGGAACAGTAAGAATAGAAGGTAATATTGGTTCGTCTGAACTATCTAAATCATATACACTAAAAGTATTTTTAGTACAAACCCAAGGACTCGGATCAGAAATTCTCATGGGTCAAACATCTTTAATACCCAAATCTAATGGACAAGTTAATGGGTACACCTTCACAACGTCAAATAATTTTAGACGAGAATGTGATCTTGCGGCTGACAATAGAGACCACTCAATAATATTTAAAGTTCAAGTTGTTGAATATCCTGAATATGGATATACTAACTTGTTTAAGGTTATGAATTATGATTGTCCAACAAGGAATCTTTTACCTGGTGACGTAGTTACAAATGCGGTTTATGATCAAATAAATGCTAATCCATGTGCTATTTGTTATCCTAATGGAGGCCCTAATATTATAATTAATGGAAAGGATTGTCTACCGAATACAAGACCACCAAGACAAAACATTTTCAATACTACAACCGATAAAGACGCAAATGGTAAAATAATAAAAGTAACATTTACGGTAAAACCTGATGCTGGAATTTGGAAAATATTTACAGGTAAATACAATTTACAATGCGTGGGAACAACAGCATCGTCTACCGATGGTGATATATCTCAAAACCAACAAAGTATTTCATTTGATATTGTGGATATTATTGATGGATGTGATGCTGGTAATTATACAGTCAAAGTAGAAGGAGTAGCTCAAGCGTATCTTCAGAACGGTAGTGCCGATAGTACTAGAGATCAACAACGTACAACATATGTTGTTCAAGGGATAATTTAGCAATAGCAATATATTTATAAATAAAAATAACATGGATATTAAAACAGCCTTAAACAATTATCTTGGTAAATCAACTAGGTATTCTGAGATGGATAATGGTGACGGATCAAAACAGGTTTGTGACTTAGATACAGGTGATTGTTACACAGTACGTATGAAAGATGGTCTTATTGAAAGAGTAGAAAATACTATGACAATAAATAAAAAAGTTAAAGTTGAGACTCGTCAAGGGTTCAAACAATTATTAAATGGGTAACAAAATGAATTTAGATAAAAAAATTATTGCAGAGATTGCGAAGTTCAATAAAGTGAACAAATACATTATGGAACAAGATGCTGCGGCGGCGCCAGCAGTACCTGAAGATCCTGCGGCTTTACCTGATGTACCACCAGTACCCGAAGATCCTGCAGCAGCGACACCTCCAGTGGATGCACCTGCAGAAAAAATAGATGTTGCAACTGATCCTGATGTTGAGAAAATCGACGATAAAGGAGATAGTGAAGAAGGTGACGGAACTGAAGAACTTGAAATCACAGATTTAGTGAAATCACAAAAAAATATTGAGACTAAACAAGACGATTATTTCGAAAACCTTTTCGGACAACTTTCAAATTTAGAATCTAAATTATCTGAAATGGATAGTATTATGTCTAGATTGAATTCTATTGAATCTAAGATAGAGAAATATAGAACTAAAACTCCTGAAGAAAGATTAGAATTAAGAAGCTACGATTCTTACCCGTTCAATCAAAAACTTTCAGACTTCTTTGAAGATAAAGAAAAAGAGATGGAACTTACAGGTAAAAAAGAATATATTTTAACACCAGATGAAGTGACTGATATTAATGCTAGTGAAATTAAAGGAACATTCCAACCTACAAAAACAGACGATAATCGAAACTACGGTAGTAGATAATTAAGAAAAAAATAATTTAATTAAAGGAATTACAATAGTAGTTCCTTTTTTTATTTGACAGATGACCAATGTTTGATTATATTTATTGTATAATAATTTATAAAACTTAAATCAAAAAACATGAGTTCATTAGACGCCGTATTGGCACAGTATGAAAAATCGAAGCAAGCTTCAGGGGGTTCCCAATCTAAAATGTCTCAAGACGAAAGAATGAAGAAATACTTCGCTCTTATCTTAGATGACAAAGAAAAAACAGGATCAAGAAAGATCAGAATTTTACCAACACCAGATGGTTCATCACCATTCAAAGAGGCGTGGTATCACGAAATTCAAGTTGGTGGAAAATGGCAGAAATTCTACGATCCAGGAAAAAATGACAACGAACGTTCACCTTTAAATGAGGTTTATGAAGAGTTGATTTCTACAGGAAAAGAGTCAGATAAAGAATTGGCTAAACAATACAGATCACGTAAATTCTATATTGTTAAATTAATCGATAGAGACCGTGAAGAAGATGGTCCAAAGTTTTGGAGATTCAAACACAATTATAAGAACGAAGGTATTTTAGATAAAATCATTCCTATTTGGAGAAACAAGGGTGATATCACTGATCCTGAAAAGGGCCGTGATTTGATTATTGAATTATCAAAATCTAAAACAGGTAATGGTAAAGATTATACAACAGTACAAACTATTATGTATGATGATCCAACACCTGTTCATGATGAAGCAGATCAAGCTAAGGCTTGGGTTAGCGATGAGTTAACTTGGTTAGATGTTTATTCTAAGAAACCTGTTGAGTATCTTGAGGCAATTGCAAGAGGTGAAGTTCCACGTTGGGATAGTGATAAAGGTGGTTACGTTTATGGTAACGACGAAGAAGCTACTACATCAATCGGAGGATCAAAAGCACCTTACGTTGATACACAGGCTGATCAAGAACCAGATGGTGATTTACCATTTTAATTTATAACGGGTGGGAATAAACTCCCACCCTTAATTTTTTATATGACATTTAAAGAAGAAATCGAATTACAACTAAGAGACAATAGAATATTGTCTTATGAGTTATTGAGTGAATTACAAAACAAGAACTACTTTTCAGGTAGAGGTAAACAAATTGGTGATACAATCTTATTCGGAATGTTAAAAGGTGAAACTGAGGACGGACAAACAAATTTTACTTTAGTGACATTCCACAAAGAAGAGATTGGTGTGATATATGAAGAAGATGATTCATTCTATATTACAATAAAAGAAAGTAGATTACCAAACATTAAAAAAATAGAAAATGGCGGGAATTAAGAAAAAAGAGAGCGGAGGATTTAAAGATAAGTTCTCAACAAAAACAAAATATAAAGATACCAACTACTACTTTTGTGGTGAAGCTTTCTTAAGTGCTAGTGGATTACCGGGTCCTGTTATGGGAGGTATCAATATGTTCTTGGGACATAGTAATAGTTCTAAGACAACCGCTATGATCTTGGCGGCAGCTGATGCTCAAAAGAAGGGACACTTACCTGTCTTTATCATAACTGAGAAGAAATGGAGTTGGGAACATGCTGTTGAGTTAGGTTTGGATGCAAAGAAGAACTCCGACGGAGAGTGGGACGGTGACTTCATCTTCAATGATGGGTTTGATTATATCGAACAAGTTACCGATTTCATTAATGAAGTATTGGATGCTCAAGAGAAAGGAGAGATTCAACAATCAATTTTATTCCTTTGGGATTCAGTAGGTTCAATTCCTTGTAAGATGACCTTCGATGGTAAGGGTGGTAAACAACATAATGCGGCAACACTTGCTGACAAGATTGGTATGGGAGTTCACTCAAGAATTTCTAAATCAAAGAAAGAAGATTATGCTTACTATAACACTTTGGTTGTTGTAAATCAGCCATGGGTGGCTCTTCCTGACAATCCATTTGGACAACCGACAATTAAGGCGAAAGGTGGTGAGGCTTTATGGTTAGCGTCTTCATTAGTGTTCTTATTTGGTAACCAAGCAAGTGCTGGTATTAACCACATCACAGCAACTAAGAATAGTAGAACTGTAAGATATGCAATCAGAACTAAGATTTCAATCTTGAAGAACCACGTAAATGGTTTAGGATACAATGACGGTAAGTTAATTGCTGTACCTCAAGGATATATCGAAGATACTAAAGAAGCGTTAGAAGCTTATAAGAAAGAGTATTCTCAATATTGGAATGGTAT